CAAGTTATTAGCAGAATCTCTTATGACTTTTGTTTCATAATGATGAATATTAGTTAATTCTTGAGAAGTGTATTTTTGATTTAAATAAGTTAGAAAATCCTGACTTCCCATTGGCCATTCATCTCTCACATGTACGATATTGTTTGTAGTTAATATTACCCAATCTAAAGCTGAATCGCCATAAAAATCATATGCAACTTGATCAGGTCTCTCATCACCTTGCACAGAGTATTTTTCAAAGTTAACAAGACTACCATAAACGTCATCACGCATTACTGCTCTTTTAAAAAGATTTTTGACTATCTGATAATCGTAAACAGATGTCCTATCATTTTGTAATGATGGATAATCTAAATTTGGTAATTTCTTAAAATAAGAATTTGGTGAACTTCTGTATGCCATTTTAGTATCCTACTGTGTCTACTAGTCCTTCATTATTTTGATCTTGACTGTAAATTGGTCTTAACTCAGCAAAGTTTAGACTCATTTTAATTGCAACTGGTTGAGAGTCTTGATACGCAGACCAATATCCACTTGGAGCGTAATCAACTGCAATTGTTCTTAACGCCAAACCGCCTGGACTAAATCTATTTACAGTTTTTAAAACATCACCTGGCCTTGTTCCATTTTTATACTCTAGAGTAAATATATCAGGAGTTTCAAGAAAAGTCGAACTATTGAATTTAGGAGCCATTCCTGATTTAAACCATCTAATAATTTTTCTGATTTCTTTACCTTCTTTTTCACTTCTTGCAATCATTAGAAAATCAAAGTTAAAATCTCTTAGAACAGGGCCTTGAAACAGTAATTCTGCATTAGGATTTAAAACTCTTCCACTTGTTCTTGCTAAAATTTGATCTTGTGATATTGTTTGTCCAGTAACTCTCGCTGTTGCCTCTGCTGCAAATGCGTTCGTAAGTGCGCTAGCGCCTGGTTTAATATTTTTAAATATTCCAGTCTTTCCCTGTTGTGTTTTTCGAGTTATGTCTTGAACAGCTTTAAGATCCTCTTTTTCGACACCAGATAATGCCTCAGTTCCCTCAAATTTTCCTAAGCCAGGGTCAAAGTTCAATCCCCCTCTGACAAGTTTTCCCCCTGCTTCAATAGTACCAAGAGCAGCCAAACCAAATATATTTACTTCACTCTCTCCCCATTCACAACCATTCGTATCAACCACTTTTGGCATCGGTAACATGACACTACCTTGAAGTTGACTTCCTAACATTGAGTCACCCTCCGTCACCACTCTCTCTAGTTTAATTGGTTTTATTTTTTCACTATTATCAAAGATGTTGAGAGTTTTACCCAAATTACTCAATTGTTCACCCCTTGTGTTGTTAATCGTTGTTGTCTCAACACGAGGGGGTCTTGAACCTTGAACACTACCTGAGCCTGTTTCTTCAAAATCTTCGTTTCTTTTATAGGTATATTTTGATATCTTAAGATGATCTTGCATAGGATCGATATCAAGAGGATATGTATAGAAATCTGTGCCAGATTGCATTTTTCGAGTTGATTTATACGCTGCAAAAGCTGGTGATCGAGTTGCGAGGTTTGGATTTGCAACACCATCATCTATATTTGGATATACTGTCTCCTCTATAATATTTTGTGTATTATCGTCTGATTTACTCTCAATTCCATAATGTGCATTTAACTCCTCTTGTGATGGCAATGAAACAGTGGTAGTGTATGAATCCTTATTGCCGCCATAATTATTAAAATTTGATGCTGTCACAGCGTTACGGTCAGTTACTATATCAGTGAATAGATCAGTTCTAGGGTCAACAGGTTTAGGATTATTTCTATCTGAGTGATCAAGAACTCCGATTATCTGACCATCACTATTAAATTCATAAGAAACTCTTCTTCCATCAACTTTGTATATTTTACTTTTTGCCATTAGTTTGTGTTGTAAATTCTACTTCGTGGAACACTAATTCCTCTCATATCAACAAATTTTTCAGTGGGTAACTGTGCCACATCGACCCATTCTGTGTCTGGAATACGATATGGTTGACCCCTGACACCAGCGTAGAGATATTTATGCAGAGTTCGACGAGGAACTGCAACCGCACCCTGAGCAGAGTTATTTAGTAAGCTCATTGCAAGTTCTTCTCTTTCATTTAATTTAACATAATGTAGATTGCAACCAAGAAATCCACCTGACCTCATTTCAATAATATATGATAAAGGATACATGTCATAATATGGTTGTTTTGTTTGTGCTTGATATGTAAAAAAATATAATTGTCCAGCAGCAAATCCACCTGTGTCCGCAGCATCACCATCGAAGTTAGTTGACCCAAGTTCTTGAATTAATTGTTCACGAAAGTAATTTTCGTTAACTTGACCACTAACTCTACCTAATATGTTCTGTAGAATACTCATCTGATTCCTAATTCTTTTTCAGTCATAATTTTGAACTCTAATTTACGGTCATCGCAAAACTCTCTTGCTGCTTTCCATTTTGCTTGATTTTTAACGTATGTTAGAGATTCATTTATCATTGTTTTTCTTGATTTACCCTTCGTGACTTTTGGTTCAAGAGTTTCTCTCATTGGTTTGACTTCAATCACTGATCTACGAATATTACTGTCTTTATCCTTGTATTTAATGAAAAAATCAGGAAAATATCTACGCACACGGTTGGTTGTTGGGTCTAAATAAGGAATCCAGAACTCCTCAGACGCCCATTCAAGTATATTTTCATTCAAATCACAGTAATTCATGAATTTTCTTTCCCATAAAGACCTATAAATAATATTTTGAGAGTCACCTTTATACTTTTTAGGATTAGAAGGTCGATATATCCCTTTATAGCTCATATATAGTAATAACAACTTAAATTTATTTATCGTGTCAGAGAATAATTTATTCCCAAGAAAGAAAGATATTTTTCAGAAGAGTACGAAGGATGTACAGAATATTGTTGGCCGCCCGTCTGTTGATACACAATATCAAGTTATTTTTTCTTTTGGAAATTATCAAAATTGGTTAGAATCCACAGGAAATGCCATTGGTAAAAGTAGAACGAATGGATTAGACTTTAGAGAAAAAATGTCAATAATGTGTACTGAAGCAGAATTGCCAGGCACATCTTTTCAAACAAGTCTCGCTGTTGGTCATCATCAAGGTATTCAAGAAGAATTTCCAAATCTTAGAACTTTTCCACCACTTAATTTAACTTTCTACGTTGACGCAGATCATGTGATTCTTGAAGTATTGGAAACATGGATGACTTTTATTAATCCAATTACAAACAACAAAAGAAATTTCAATGCTTTTGGTCGTTTTAATTATCCAGAAAATTACAAAGAAATTATGCATATCACTAAATTTGAAAGAGATGCGTTTCAAAATAATAATTCTAAACTTTCATCATACGAATTTGTTAATGTCTGGCCTACTAACTTAGCATCAATGAGAGTTGCCTATGGTGAGACAAATGTGTTAAGATTAAGTGTACAACTTGCGTATGATCGATTCTTCACAAAATTTAATTATGATGATTCACTCTCAGCTGTAATTAATACAGGAAATGGATTAGCAAATGATGCATATAATTCTGTGAATCAAACAGATGAAGAGAAAAACAAAAGACCTTGGTGGTTAAATGTGTACACTTTAGGTGGATTACTTTAAAAACATACTATATAAAATACTGAACTAATAAATTATGCCATTACCAACGATTGCGACTCCAACCTATGAGTTGATTTTACCATCAACAGGTAAAAAAATAAAATATAGACCTTTTTTGGTAAAAGAGGAAAAATTATTGATATTAGCACTTGATTCAAAAGATCAAGTAGAAATTACCAACTCCGTAAAGGATGTATTGAAAAAATGTGTGCTTACAAGAGGAATAAAAATTGATGATTTACCTACTTTTGATATTGAGTATCTATTCCTAAATGTTCGTGCAAAATCAGTTGGTGAAGATATTAATTTAGTTGTAACTTGTCCAGATGATAAAGAAACTGAAGTTCCAGTAACGATATATGTTGATGAAATTGAAGTAATTAAGTCAAAAGAACATAGTAAAGACATAACTCTTGATAAAGATATGACTCTCAGGATGAAATACCCCTCTTTGAATCAGTTTGTTGAAAATAATTTTGACATAGAAGATAGTCCAGAAACTACAGTTAGTAAAACTTTTCAATTAGTGGCAGACTGCATGGAGACTGTCTTCACAAAAGAGGACGCATGGGATTCAAATGATTACTCTCCAGAGGAGAGAATGCAATTTATAGAACAGTTGAGTTCAAAACAATTTAAAGAGGTAGAGAAATTTTTTGCAACGATGCCTAAATTATCTCATACTATTGAGGTGACAAATCCAAATACTAAAAAGAAAAGTAGTATTGTTTTGGAGGGTCTAGCTGATTTTTTCGGCTAAGTATTGCAAGAGAGGATTTAGAGGCATATTATCGAATTAATTTCGCCCTCATGCAATACCATAAATATTCATTAACTGAGATTGAA